AATACGCCCTACGCTGTTATCGATCAGTTGGCTGAGCCAATGTATAAGATCGAAGGGAATAAGATTAAGCTTATTCCGGAAAACTCACAGTCAGGCACGATTACGCTTTACTATGTCCCTGTAGCTACAAAGTTCAAAGACTCGGACTCTAATGGTCCAGCAGTGACATCGGTAACAAACGTAATTCCAGGCTATGAAGAATACGTGGTTGTAGCGACTGCAATCCGTATGCTTATGAAAGAGGAGTCTGACGTTTCTGCTTTAGAGCGTGAGCGTCAGCAACTCGCTAGTCGTATTATTCGAGCCATTAGCCCACGTGATGCCAGTGGTTCGTTTGCTATCCGCGATGTTCGCAAGGGTCGATTCAGAGACGACTTTATTCTTCGCTACTAGGGGGTGATACATGGCTAAGTTTTCCAGCCAGTCTCAATTAGGCGAAGATTCGCGATCACTTCAGAGAGAAGTCGAAGACTTTGCTGATTTTGTCTCTACGTGCCCACTTCTAGATGGTCAGCTTATAGAAGATGTAACCGTTACCAAGCCGCCAGGGTCTTTTGAAGATACAGTTATAGGCCACTCCCTTGGAAGAGATTATCAAGGCTACTTGATTGTCCGCAAAAGCAGCGCAGCGGCAGTCTTTGAGTCGCAGACAATAAACGCTAAGAAGTCCAGCACAATTATTCTATCGACCAACGTTTCTTGCAAAGTAAGTATTTGGATTTTCTGATGGCGCTAAAGAAGCAAACAGTATCGCTACCATTTTCTCTTGGACTAGATGAAAAGTCTTCAAGTGAAACTGCTAAGCCAGGCAGTCTAGATCTTGCTGAAAATGCAGTTTTTAACAAAGAAGGCCAAATTGAGAAAAGGCACGGGTACAGAACCAAGAACCAGACAATATCCAAAACGTCAGGATACGTGTTGGATAGAGCCTCTAGGATAGATGAGTACAATAGAGAGCTTTTAGTTGCTGACGGACTAAGCTTAGCGACTATTACGGAAACATCTACAGGTGCAGAGTATTGTTCTAAAGTAGGCACTTTGCACGATATTAGATTTTTCAAAACTGATGAACGATCAAGCGCTCTTAACAATATCTCGAATGTGAAGCACCTGACGTATTCAACAGGTAGCAATGTATTCGTTGATATCTATGCGTATGTTGTGGGTAGCAGCACGGCGTCTACTCTTGAAGTGGCAATTAAAGACAGAAACACAGGCTCTTTAATGCAGGTTTTAAGCCTCTATGCAGGAGCCTCAATATCTCATAGCGCTTCTGGCCGAAACAACGGTACTCCAAGCCTGCATCTTGTTAACATTGGGTCCAATATTTTTGCTGTCTACAATGTGTTTAACACAACGTCAGGGTCTTCGGTTTATTATCAGAAGATAACATACTCTTCGTCTACAGATAGTTTTCTCGTTTCGGGAGTGTACAGGTTAAGAACATCGACCTCAGCCAACATTACTACTGATGCAGATTTCTCTGCTATGGGCGTAACGACTAGCAACAGTCAACTTTATTTGGCCTATTACGAGCATAGCAGCGGCAGCACTATTGATTCTGCTTTGCTGCAAAAGTTCTCATTATCGTCTTTAACTGGAGCAGGAAACGCAGACGCAAACTCAACAGCTTTGACTCTTTTCACTGCATCCACAGGCACTGGAATAAGCCGAGGTATCTCTCAGAATACGTTAAGATTGTCCCCAGGGTTTTTGTGCAAATATCATTTAAGCGACCCTGGCTCTGAGACTGTTGTAGTTGGCTTGACGATTGGGACTAGTTCGTCAAAATCTCCCTGCTCTGTGAAGATATTTACTGTAGATCCAAGCAACTTTACCATTAACTCAGATGACATAATCCCTGACTCTGGCGAAGGTCGCATTTTGATATGCGGAACTCAGGCTCCACTTACCTTTGACGGAAGCAGTTATCCGTCCCAGGTAGACAAGAGAAAGCTAGTATTAACTTCAGCGATACCCTTCCCTAACACTGATAGAGCTTTTCCGTTTTCGCGACAAACCACAGGCACTACATATTTTCCGTTAAAGAGCGCTACTGCTATCCACGGAACAGGCGGTGGCCCTAATTCTTCTGGAATTATAGCGATTGATCCATTGGCGGCTTCAAACAACTTTGAGTCAAGCGCCAAGATTTATTACAACTATACGAACTCGCCGCACGATTTGACCATTACCGTCCTAGAGGGCGGTACTATGTTTAACCCTGGGGCCGCTGAGACTACAAATATTCAAAATCAGATAAACGCTGCCCTAGGTGGAGCTGTTTTTAATATTACCCCTGGGTATGAAGATTTAGCCGCATCTCCAGTTTTTGAAAATGTATGTTACCACTACAAGACGGAAACATTTGATGCGACTCTTTCCGGGGGTTCACTGACCGTCTCAGCGGCAGAACAAACATTTGCAAATGCCACTGTTTTGACAGACCCGTATCTTGGGTTTCCTGTAAACGTCTATGGTGAGTCTTATTCTGGCTCTATGCCTGCGCCTATGTATGTCGCCATGAATATGAGCAACGGAAACGGCAAGACCGATAACTCCTATGATTGCATCATGGCATGGAGCCCAGATACATCTTTTAACGGAGCGTGGACCCCTGTAGCTTATCTCCCGACAGGAAATCAAAGCGTTAGTCCTGCTTTGGATTTCAACAACAAAAACGGAAGCGGTGGGGGAAGGCTATTTACTGCTGTCACAAACTTAGAAGCTGATAACGTGCCTATAAGCAAAGATCCTGAAGCCGGGTTCTTTCATTTGGCTTATGGCACTACGTCCGTTGTTTCTGATGGCTACAATGCAGCGAAGTCAGTTGTTGATCTTCTGCCCAAAAGAAAGCTACCAGCAGTGTCAGCAGGCACTCAGATGCTTTATGGCGGCGGCGCTTTGTTTTCTTACGATGGCGTTGAAGTTGTTGAGAATGGTTTTTACGATTACCCGGCAGTAAGAAATATCTACGCTATACCTAACGGCGATGGAGCATTTGAAAGCACCGGGTCTTATTCTTATATCTTCACTTACGAGTTCGTAGATGCCAAAGGCAACATTCATAGATCTCCCACGTCTCCAGCCGTAGAGCTTTCAGTATCAACCACTGATACTGTTGAGGCATTGATCTATAATGACCAGATTTCTAGAAAATATGCTAAGTACAACTTAGTCGCATATCGAGCCAATCCTGGATCGACTATATTTAGAAAAGTTAAGACAACAGGCTATACAACGAACAGGTATATTCGATTTCAAGACAGCGGTGGATCAGACCGCACTTACGAAGATAGTGAGGCTGTTTACACAACGGGCGGCGTTTTAACAGACCAACAACCGGGGTCTGTGACTGACATGGTTCTGCATAAAGGAAGACTTGTTGTCGCTGCTGCTTCAGAGTTTGTAAGGTTCTCTAAGCCGTTGTCTCAACTAACTGCCCCAGGGTTTCCTGCTCCTCAGTTTATCATTGATATACCTGGCGACATTCAAAACATATCAGGTGTAGAAACTGGTCAAAATTTCTTTGCGATATTTACGCCTGACAATGTGTTTGCGGTTTACGGCGAGGGTCCTAATGCAATTGGTCAAGGCGCATTCTCTCAGCCTATGTCAATAGGCGAGGGTCAGGGTCTCAGCCTCGCGTCACCTCATTTAAATCACGCATTTGGCATCTTCTACATATCATCTCGTGGGTTGTACCTAATTACTCCAAACGGGCAGATTCAATATGTAGGAGCACAGGTCGAAGATATTCTGTCTAATGCCAACAAGATTTTAGACATTGCTCTTTTTGATCACGACAATGAAATTAGAGTTCTTTACTCTAATGATATCTCTTCTGAGTTTAGATGCTGCGTGTTCAACACTTTTTTCAAGCAGTGGTCGGACTGGGATGTGACGTCAACAGCAAAGCCAGTCTCTCAGATTCAATCTAAAACTGCGATTAAAGATAGGTCGCATGTTGTGCTTGGGTTGGATGGAACAATATCTAGGCAGGTTGAGAGATTTCAAGACCAGGCAGGATCTACTTTCTCAGACATAACGCTTAGTGTCATTCTCAACAAGATGCACATGGCGGGTCTTCAGTCAGCCCAGCGTGTTTATAGGGCCATGCTGCTTTATGATTTAGATGTAGGCGTGGGCTCTGCGGCTCTTCAAATGAATTTTGCGTTTGATAACGACGACACATTTACAGAGACACATACGATTAGCACCCTTCCGTCTGATCCAGAAAATGTGCGCGTTCATTTGACGAAGCAAAAATGCAAATCAGTAAAGCTGCAAATAGTGGTTCAGCATGGAGGTGTAACCTCGCAAGGGGCTATACTTAACGGAATCGCTTTTGAAGTTGGTGCGCGTGCGGGAACCTTCAAACTGCCAGCGGCAAATACATTTTAGGAGCAGTCATGGAACCAGAAGCAAAATTGATTGCATCACAAGCAATGCAAGAACTAGCAAGGCAGCAAGCAACTGGTCAGGTAGATGAGGTGCTGCGAGGTCAGATAGCTCAGCAAGTTCTAGGTGGAGCAGCGCAACAAGCTATGCAGCGTGAAGCGCAGCAGCAAGCGCAAGACTTTGAGCGCCTGGGCCGCCTTGGAGAAGTGGTGTCATCAGGCGAGCGAGAAGGCAGACTTAGAGACTTTGGGCGTAACACCGAGAAAATGTCGGGGGCATTGCAAGCCTTGACTGGTGGGCTCAGTGCAGGTGTAGGTGCTTATGCGGACTATCAAGCGCAACAAGAACTCTTGGCTAAAGGGCTGCAAGATGCCGAAGCAAAGGGCGGCATTGCGGGTGCTCTAAAGTTTCTTGAGCAGAACCCTGATTATGACCCTGGTCAGGAGACGCTTCAACGGTTGTATCTCGGCTCTGAAATGGGACAGCAAGATGCCGTAATTGACGCTACTGAAAGAGAACTTCTTCAGGAGCAAACTCTTGCAGATATAGAATCACGCAGGAGAAATGAGCGAGCAGTCGAAGCTCTGAACAGAAAGGCTGATGATTTTATCGCAACGCAGGCTCTTAAAAACTTAGAGCAAGATGTTGCTCGCGATATGGCAGCGGCAGAAATGAGACGAGAGCAAAAAGCTTTAGATGCTATGAATGAAGCCTTGCTGAACCGAGCGGCTGCCCCTGAAGACGTGGAAGTTTATCAACAAACTGACTTAAACCCAATGGGGTTACCTTCAATGAGATTGTCTCCGGTTGATAGTGCTTTTGGAATAGGTGAGGATAACCCTGGATTTCAAGCCGCTTTAGATGATTCTTTTGGCGCTCGAATTGGCGGAATAGATCCTATGCTAGCTGAAAAAATAAGACTCAAGCGTTTTAACAGGGCAATCAATCAGGATTTGCTGCCTGGCGAGCCCACACTGGAAGATCAACTAAGACTCTTACAAGCATTGGGGTTATAAGATGGCAAGACCAGGCGAAAAACAGTCCATGGAAGAGCGCCGAGAGAGCATGGAAAAGGCGCGAGTACAAAGAGCGGAAGACAAGTTTCAGAAACGATACGAAGGCTTTAACGAAGGCGAGCTTGCTCAGGCGCGTAGCGCCGAAGAAATGGGTCTAGAAGGGCCACAGGTCGGTCAGTATCTTTCTCTTGGTATGGAGGCAGATAGACTGCGCAGAGGCACTGGTGAGCGCAGCTTAGCCGCTGAAGATATCCTTCGACAGCAACGCGAACTAGCCGCTGCTCAAACAGGTGTCGCTGCTGGTGCCCGTGGTAGATTTTCAGGGGCAGCTAGGACTCAAGCTCAGCGAGGCGTTGGACAGTCAATGGCTCAAGCTCAGGCTCAAGCGGCTATGGCAGATCAAGCCAGACTTCGCCAAATTCAAGATATGCGGAATCAGCTTCAAACCACTGGCCAGATACAACAGTACCAGGAAGAAAAGGCGCGTGAGCAGCTTCAGCAAGAAAGAAGCTCTATGCTCGGTGGTGGCTTTGGTGCCCTAGCAGGAGCAGCGCTTCCCTTAGCCCTTATGGGTCCGTTAGGTCTCTCGTTGCCTGTAGCTGCTGGCCTTATGGCAGCAGGCGGTCAGTTTGGTGGGGGTCTTGGCAGGATGATTTCTGATGAAGACATGAAGTCTAACATCAAAGATGGAAACGCAAAGACTCGCAAGATGCTAGACGGTCTCTCTGCTAAGGAATACGATATTGGTGGGGAGCGCGACTACGGCGTGATGGCGCAAGACATGCCGAAAGATATGGTTAAAGAAGTCGGTGGCGTGAAGACGATCCCTGAAGGTTTTGGTAAGTTGCTCGCGGGCATGGCGAACCTTAACGACCGCATCAAGAAGCTGGAGGGTAAGTGATGGCTGATAGCGAACCGCAAAGCCAGGTTATAAAGGCGCGTGATCCTGAAAAGACTTCGGGAGGCACACTTACCTATAGGCCAAAAGATGTGCCTATGCCGCAACCTATAGAAGAAGAGAGTAATTTTTTTCTAGATTTTCTTGAAGGCGTTGGCAACGTTTTTACCCCTGACGACAGAGCAAGCAAAATGATCGGGGATATGCCAGAGGGCGTAACTCCTAAAGCTCTTCAAAGAGACGAGAGTAAGTTTTACAATCGTCGAGACGTGCCTATGAAGCCAACCGTGGTTGAGTTTGGCGAAGTAGATCCGGATGTTGCCAAGGCAGCGAATCAGCAACTCGCAGCAGAATTAGCAAACCTTCGGATGCCTGGTGGCTACAAACTGGAAACTCCTAGAAGGTTTGATCTTGAAAGACCGTCCAGAGAATTACAAGCTCGCCTAAAAGAAATTGACGAGCGAAGAGAATCTGAGGCGATGGCCGCCGCTAGGCAATCTTTTCAAGAAAGCCAGACTCGATTTAACGAAGCACTGCAAGCGGTTGAAGAATACAAGCCAGACAATCAAGGGCCCTTTAAGACCTTTGGCTCTAAGATTATGGCAGGCATCTCAATCGCCCTGGGCGAAGCCGCACGAGGATTTCGCGGTGGCCAAGGCGAGAACATTGGCCTGACCCTGGTCAATCAGACTATTGACCGAGAAGTTCAGCGTCAGCGAGATGAATACAATCGATTAAAAGACCGCGTAAACTTCGCCGATAACCTTTACGCAAAAACCTTTGGCATTCTCAAAAACGAGGAGCTTGCCGAAAAGACCGTGAAAGAAGCTCTTGAGCGCAGGGCTATGAACTTGTTCGATTCTGCGACAGCAAACATGCAGGGTAACGTATCTCAAGAGCAGTTTAGGGTTCAGCTAGTTAATCAATACCGAGCGAACAACGCTAATCTTAAGGCTCAAGGCGTTAAGGTTGCCCGTGAGGAAGCTATTGCTCGAAGAGATGCAGCAATCGCTGAATCTAAAGCTAGAGACCTGGCAGAAAAGAAAGCCATGGCGGGGCAACAGCTTAGCGAAACCGCAAAAGGTGACGCGGGTGCTGAAGCCGCAAGACTTCAGGGCGCTCAACAAAATGTTTTGGAAGCTGTTGGCTCATTGGACGAATACAGAAAGGCGCTTCAAGCCGAAGGGCTTGATACGGCTGCCGTGCCTGGAATTATGGAGGCCGTAGAAAGAGCTGTTGCAAGCGGAGATGTTGGCGGCATTATGGGAGTCCTAAAAACTAAATTGTTTGTTGGGGATAACCCAGAGCTAATTACATTTGCTAACAAAGTTAACCAAATTGCTTTTGGCTTGGCGTCACAGAATCAATCATCAAGCTCTATCTCGAACAAAGATGTTGGTATCTTTATTCAGCTTTTAGCTAACCCGAATGTGCCGATTGATGAAGTTCAATCATTCTTGGTGTTTATGGCTGATAAGCTGGCGGCTGATGCTGTTTACAATCAGGCGATTGCTAACGGATTCAAGCCAAAAGAAGCCACTATTGAGTCCGATAGAGCCATGACTTCACGAGGGTACAAGCTAAACAAACAAGGCGTATATGAGCCAAAGGGAACCTTTAGTCCTAGAACCAAGCAAATGATGCAAAATCGTGGACTCGGCGGCGGTAACTGACAATGGCTAAAAGCGGATTAGAATTTAGATATTTCTCCGTAGGCGGAAAGCCGATCAAGATCCCGGTCAATGCCGAGGGTATGAGCGACTTAAATTACGCCTACGGCAATCCTGATGTATTTCAGCCGATAAGTGAATTTGATTACGAGGTTGAAAGAGAAAGAAAAGACATCCGCGACAACCCTACTATTTCCGCCATAAAAGCCTTCGGTAAAGGCGTTGCGTCCGATCAAGCGTTTGCTTTAACTGAGTTTGTCGAAGCTGGCCTTGATAGTCCTCGTTACCTAGCTGAGCTTCAAGAGCTTGGCGGAGCACGTATGGCTGGAGAGCTGACCTCTGGGGTTGGTACTGCTGCTTTGGCATTTTTTGCAAACCCGGTTCTTGGCGCTGGAGTTGCGGCAAAAGAAGGTGGAGAATTTGTAGCTAGGCAGGCAGTTAAAAAATCATTCCTTAGAGATAACCTGCAAAGATTTGCTGATGCTAAAGTAGGGAAATCAACCGTTGGTGAAATAGCTCAGAGCCTTCCAACAAATTGGACCAGCTCAGTCGGCACCCTGGTAGACAAGGGTGTAACAAAAGTTCTCAGTGAAGAAGTAAAGGGTCAGGGTCTTCGCAATATTGCGCGAATGATTACGAAGTCCACTCTTCCCGTAGCAACAGAGGCAGGTGTCGATTCTGCAATTCGGAATTTGGTACAGGCAGGCGTTCAGGAATATCACCTAAATCCAGATGCAACGACACAGAGTGTCCTGGCCGCTGTGGGCTCTGGCGCTGTATCGGGCTTCAAAGAGGGCTTTGAGTTTGGTGGTTATTTAGGTGGCGGCATTGGCACAGCTACTCAAGTTTTCCGTGGAGCCTCCGCTGCTCGTCAAAAATTTAGAGAGTCTCGCCTTGGTAAGCTACCATCTCAAGCACTGGCTAGAATTGGTGTAGCTGACGAAGCTATTCGACCAGCCGTTGCCGAGGAGCTTTACAATCAGGGTGGCGATGGATTGACGGCTGCTCAGAACAAAGCTGAGATTGATACCGCTGTAGACGCGATTGATCAAAAGCTGGCAGAAATCGCTGGTGAAGAGAGAGTTCTTAGAGCTGAGAGAGCAGTCGCTACTGCGGGCAAAAGGGTTGCAGCTAGAGAGGCCGAGCAAGCAAAGGCAGCAAGAAGAGCCAGTGTGACTACAGCTAGAACTCTTACGCCTGATGAGGTTGCTAGGCTTGAGGGGCTGGATACAGCCATAAAAGAAGCTGAGGATAACCTCGCTAATGTTCGGGCCAATGGTGATGCCGATGCGGTCGCTGAGCAAGAGAGAATCGTAGGTGAGCTTACCAAAGAAAAGGCTAATCTTGAGAGAAGCAGCGGCGACTTAAAAACACAGCGTCAGAACAGGGCGCAGTCGTTGCAGTCAAAGCAGGCAGAGCTTAGGGGTTTTCGGTCAGAGCTTGCGGCTGTGCGTCGAGCGCAAACTCAAGATGTGGCCGCCGAGAAAAAGTCTTTGCAGCAAAAGGTTGCTAAGACTCAGGCAGCCCTGGAGACAGCAAATGCCGCAAGGCGTGACGTTATCGACAGCGGCGACAAAGGCAAAGAAGCGGCTGGTCTGTTGGCGGACCAACAAATTGAAGAGCTTCGAGAAACCCTGGCAAACGATAAAGCAGTGCTCGCTGCGCTTGAGGAAGCTGCTGCTGGTGTCAGTCCAAAAGAGTATATCGCTCGTAAGACTGAGCAAAAGATGGCTGAGATAGAGCAGCTTGCGAAAGATCCCGCCAGACAAGCAGAGCTTGACGAAAAGGTTGAGGAGCTGGTCGCTATTCGAGACAGCCTCAAGCGAGAGTCAGATGCCGAGGCTCTAAGAATACAGCAAACAATTACAAGTTCTTCAGAGTTCTTAGCCAGTGCAGCGGTTGCTCAAAAGCAAGGCCGAAACGACCTAAAAGAAGCAATCAATCAATTTACTAAAAAAGCAACTACGTCGCTAAAGAACTCCCTGGTGTCTTTAACGGGTAAATTTAGAATAGGCGACGAAGGTTACAGTGAGATATTTGAAGGCTCGACTCCTAATTTTATTAATGGCAAGTTTCAATTTAGGAATTTAGCTGGCGATAAGAGAGACCTGAGCGCAGCATCAAGGGCTATGATTACAGCGGTCAAAAAGGAAAACATTGATCCTAAGAAAGCCGCCTTATACGTAAGCAAACAACTTGATGATCTCATCTTGAGTATAAGAAATTTGGGCGATCCAAATTCTGCCGACATTCTTAAACAGCTAGAACGCTTTCAGGAATCAGTCGGTAATATAAGAAGTGCCGAGGATTTATTTGCTGGAATCTCAGCGATTAGATCTGCAAAGTCAGCATTTGGTCAGCTATACAGCAAGGCTTTTACTGCAAAAACCGGTACCACGGGAATTACAAAAAACGAATACGCAGACATCTACGACAGATTTAACAATGATATTCTCAACAATGAGCAAATCTTTGGCGGGGCAGCGTACATCCAGAGAGCCTTGGATAAGATCAATCAGATGTATGTGGACCCCACTTTCTTAAAGGGTCTTGATGGAGCCAATAAATTACCAGAGGTTCATCAAAGAGGCGTTGCTGTAAAAGAGCAGCTTGAAGAAGTTATTGCGGAGCTTGAAAGTTACTCTAACACGTCAGGTATTTTCGCCAGTAAACCAAACGATGCAACTCTTGGTAATGAGATCAAGGAGTTCACCTTAGAAGCGGCGAGATACGTTGAAGAAGCCCTAGGACCAATCAACAAAGAGCTTACTTTCATTGGCGATGAAGTCATGGCTGCAATGGATGCGTCGTCTGCCCTTAACATGAACCCAAGGGCTCTTCTAACAATCGAGACTCTTGAGGATGTTGCACGTCGTCAGCCTGATGCGCTTGGCGAAATGGTTGGCCAGTATGCTGCGCTTCTTCGGGCTGTGCGCAGGGCAGAGATTGAGTCTGGTGTCGCCAAGGGCGAGAAAGCTGCGCAAGCTCAAAGCTCTTCAGAGCTTAACAAGGAAGCATCTCAAGCTGTAAAAGACGCGGTTACGCTTTCTAATGATAGCGTTAAGGCGGTCAATCAAGCGGTTGAGGCTCTTAGAAAAGCATCCAAAGCAGAGGCAGCGGAAGAAGCGGCTGACCTATTTGGAGAGACCGAAGAGCTGGTATCTCAGCTAAGAGAACTTGTTGACACCGGCACTGCCAATGTAGCTGCAATGTCCAAGGGCAGAAAAGCTGCAATCTCTGACATATCGCAGACAACCAAGACCGCTGTCGGTACGATTGATAAAGCGAGACAAGCTCTTGTCGCAGCAATCAGAGGTGATCGCATATCAAGCGCAGCCGCTATTGATAAGATCGTTCAAGGTAATCAAAAGAAAATCACTGAGCTTGAAGGAAATATTCAGACAACTCAATCAAGCATTGAGCAGATTAAGGCTGACCCTCAAAACGCAAAAATCATCAAAGACCTTGAAGAAGACGTTATCAGAAAGAGGGCCAGGGTTGCGGAGCTGAAAAAGGAGCTTGCCGACAACAAAGAGCTTCAGCGTCAGATTAAAGACGATGCTCAAGCAGGCGTGGGTAAGGCCAGAAAAGATAAGCAAGCGGCTAAGAAAAAAATCAAAGACGACGTTATTAAGCGTGTTGAAGTCGCAATGCAGAGCCAGGCTGACGAGATAACCGCAGCAACGAAAAAGGTCGCAGAAGATCAAGCAGAGATTGCCAGGATAGATAAAGACCTTCTTGAGAAATCAGAGCAGAGACTTAAGAAGCTAAGAGAGAGACAAATAGCAGCAGGCAAAACCCCCTCTGATAAGCCTTTTGCTGATTTATACAAAACTCGGCAGGTGCTTGGATCTTCGCCGTTTACCTCGTCAAACCCATTGGTAATTGGCCTTTTGCTGGCTCAACAATACAAACTAGCTACCGCAATTCATGCAGCCAGTGTCTTCAGGTCTGCCCCTGGCAACATCTTGCGACTCAATGGCTTTTACAATCGCTCCGTTAAGGGCGTTCAAAGAGGCATCGAAGACATCAATAAAAGATTGATGAGCAACGTGCAGGGCAAAGACGGCTCTCGGGGTCAGTATGTTCTTGGTCGTTCACCGATTGCGCAAGCTATTGGGATTATCTCTGAGAGAGATATGCCGACTGCTGGTGAAGTTCTTAAGGAGGCGCAAGCTGCGGAGATTGAGCGCAGAGTCCAAGCCCTACAGTCCACAGAGAACCGAACCGCAGTTTTGGATAGAGTAGCAGATGAGGCCCCGTCCTCAGAGCTTTCTGACGCTTATAGGACTAGGGCCTTGGCCGCTATCAACCTAATCGAGTCTGCACTGCCTCAACGTCCACCAAAAGGGCCTTTTGATAAGACGCCTGATAGCTATACCCCGGAGCAGCTAGAGCGCCTCTCTGGTGCAGTGGCTATGATTAAAGACCCGCTGACTCGCCTAAATTATTTGATCTCTAACAATCTGCTAACTTCAGAAGATGTTGCACAGGCAAGTGCATTTGTTCCGGATGTTACTGCGCAGGTTATAGATTCAATGATGGAGACACTGAGCGACTATGACGGAGTAATCCCGTTTGACGTGCAGAGCATGTTTGGATTGGCTCTTGGCAGAGGCCTTGTAGCCTCGATGAGCCCTGAAGAAGTTGCAGGATTTCAAGCAAACATTTCACAACCACTCGCTGGCCAAGAGCAGCCTAGTGAGGTTAAATTTAGACAAGGAGCGGGCAAGGTTTTGGCTGATGCGCATATGACTCAGACCGATAGCTTGCTTACCGTATAAAGGGGGCCTGACATGGCAACAATTGAAGGACAGTCAATCTATGTAGGGCAAATCGTTAAGAAGGTGACTTCTACTACTAACGTCGGTGCTGACGGCCCTATTTTCGAGCTTAACCACAAGGACAAAGTAACCGTAGCTGTACGCAATGTTAGCGGTCCTAACATTAGCGGCGTTAAGCTAATGCGTATCTTCAGCGATGGTGTTGCCTCCGAAGAAGCTTCTTCAGCGGGGTCTTTCGCATCTTCCCCAACCAGCGATGGCCCGACCTTCGCGGTGACCTACAACATTCCTAAGTTTCAGGTTCAATATAACCTTGATTCTCCGGGAACCAGCGTAGTTCTCATCGAAGTCGAAGGAGGGGTAGGAGCATGACCCAGACTATCATCAATGTACCCGCCGCTGGCGCATTCGACCCTAGCGATATTACGATCACCGATGACACGTCTGGAGCGCTTCTCATCAAAGAAGGCTCCAACGAGTACATGCGGATCAATACAACCAACTCCGCAGAACAGACCATTTTCGCAAATGGCAGCTCCAACGAGTACATTAAGATTGATGCAACTTCAGGGCAGCCCGGCGTAACCATTAAAATGCCGACGGGAGTACCTTTGCGTTTTCAAGCGGATAACTATCAGGGGTTAAACGCATCCGGTTCAGTCTATCGAGCCTTTAGTATCGGCTCAGCAAATAACTGGGCTTTTGGTGACCTGACTGCAGGTTCCCCCGGTCATTTACGAGCTTTCGCTAATGATATTCGGATCATCCATTCAGCTACTGGCGGATCAAACTCAGGCGTGCAGATGCGAGCGCGTGGCGCTGGTACGGGTGACACATTTAAGATTCAAAGTGACACTGAAACCAACTTTGAAATTGATCAAGACTCCAACACTACCTTCACGCTAGACTCATCTAGTACTGTCAACTTCAAGGTTGTGGACGATGCGGGGTCACCTACCACTTATCTTGATATTGAGCGAGGCAGCACCGAGAAAGTAAAGATTCCCGTTGTGGGACTTCAGACAGTCAGAGCAATCGGCGGGACGTACGTGCTCGGCGTAGGTAATACAAACGGCCTCACGTTTCATACTTATGCACCAAACTTTCAAAACCATGTCCCGGCAGATCTTGATCAAACGGATGACGGCACGACTGTTGCGTTAGGCTACAGAACCGGTGCTACGGTCACATACGGGGCTTCTGCCACGGCTGCGGCAACCACAGGCATAACGTTAACAATGCAATCAGGACTCGTCGCTGATGGCGCTACATCAACCCAGCATCTCGTTTTGCACAATCAGAATTCAACTCACTCCGCCAAGTTTATCTTAGATGGTAGTGCGCAATACGCCGGTAATGCGGTAGCAACAGCGGGTACCGACGCGGCTGACTTGATTGGCTCAGGCTTTACGTTAGCCGCTGGCAAACTTGCGGTATTCTCAATTATCGGATGTAGGGTGGAAAACCCTTCGCATTATTTCTATTGTGTGAGTCTTCACACCAAAACTTAAGGGGACAAATCATGTCTGGACATTCTGCAATTATCACATCATGGCAAATCAACTTCGCTGGAGCGTATGACGCCGACAGCAACTTCGTCGTATCTCAAAATCAACTACGGGCACGATACGTCAACTCTGAAAACTCGCTTTTCAGTGGTGGCGTGGGTCTTGAGCTTCCAAAACTTGACGATGAGGGTCAAGTTGTTGTTGCGACTGTTCAGCTTACTGCTGAGCAAGTGTCTCAAATTGAGGCTATCTTAGAAGCAGCCATGCAGGCTACTCCCTTCCATGGAGCGGACTTCGGCCCAGCTCCACAGCCACCAGCGGCTGAGTAAGTCTCAAATGGAAGCAGTTGACCATGCCACGATGGCCGCTCTTGTCGGGGCGGTCGTTCTATTCATTAACAAAGCGTCATCGGCTCTCGACCAATGGTCGGCTAAGAAGAATGGGGGCACGGTCTACGATAACGTCAAGCGTATGCAAGACCAGGCTGACCGGATTGAAGATGAAGTGAAAGACTTGCGGGATAAGATGCAGCGGACCCATCGGGACCTGTGCGAGTTTCGCGAGCAGTTCAATACATACACCGCGTATCGCAGGGGGCTTGATGATGCGCGTAAGGAGGGTACAAATGCTTAAGGGTAAGACTAACGGGAAGGCCAGCTCAGAGTATGTACTAGCACTGGTCGGTATGGTTGGCGGTATGATCATTGCGAGCATCGAAGGGTTTCAGGGCGAATCATCGTGGCTAACGCTTGCAGGTACGCTTCTGAGTGCGATTTGTGGGGCGAGCTATACTGCGAGTCGGGCTAAGGTAAAGGCGGCTCTAGCGGGCGCTGAGGCGGTTGCTGCGGTGGGAAAGCAGGAAGCCAACTCACCCAAGGATTGACGCGTGCGTTGGCAGCAGTTCCAGACCGTGGTGGACGCATCGATCTTGGCATCAGCGCTAACAGCGTCAGTGGCATTGTCGGGACTCTTGATGCTGCCGCTCGCATCAATAAGCATGTGGAGGCGATTGCGCAGGGGCACGTCGGAGCGAAGGACTGGGCCGCTATGGCCGGGTTAAGAGTGAGGTGGTGAGATGTTAAAAGCTGGACCTAAGAAATCAACAAAGCGTAAATCAAAGGCTAAAGACGGCATGCAGGGCATGTCTGTTAAAAGTGGCCACCTCAGAGAAGAAGGCGGCATGTCAGAGAAAGGCCGCAGAGAATACAACAGAAGAACCGGTGGCAATCTAAAACCACCAGCGCC